CTCGTATAAGATGTACGCTACTTGTAGATGAACGACCGTACCCTAATGTTTTAAGGTATGTGATTTGACTTACCACCTCCCCCGGCAATAACGAAACAGCAGATGCAAACTCAACACTTCTCTTACCGTATGATTCACTCCTGATAGCTGGTTCAATATCGAATAAATCTTCATTCATAAACGCAGCAGAAATCACAGACACGGCTCTTTCTAATGCATACGGTATTCCGCTAACCTCCCTTCCTTGGTTGTCTGTGAACGGTTTTCTTGGCCACAACAAACCCTGTTCATCCGTAAGAATGAAAGAGCTTGGATCAAGCACAATGTCAATGTACAAACTACCTTTAATTAAATCTGATTCAGAAGGAAACTCATCGTATCCCAAATCGGAGAGGATTTCTTCGGCACGTGATACAGAAACATAGGAGTTTGCGTTAGGGACACCTGTACCATCTTCAACTATGAAACTCATGTGTCATTCTCCCAAGCAATCAAACGAATACCAACAGTGCCTGTTCCGCCTCCTTGCTTGGTTATACGAAGGCAAGATTGCCCGACAACGCTAACGAAAACACCTTCGATGGACGGTGCACCACCAGCTTGACCGAATAAACCAATAGACCCTGTATTGACAAAATCCTGATCTAAAATTTCTTCAGTTCCAGATACAGTCACACCCATATACAAATCAGATTCTACTATTTCAGTAGCGTCAGCCCTAAGGGTTGATTTATACGCCACTGTACCGCCTGTGAAGCCTCCAGATATGTTTATTACGTCAATGTCGTAGTCACCTTCAGACAGGGATAAACTACGATAGAAAATGAACAGCTCGCGCCCTGCTGGTACGTCCAATCCAATGTAGTAAGGTGTTGTAAAATCAACATTTCTTTCAACCTTGGAAATACTTGTCGCACCGTTGTAAATCATCTGGTACAGAGCGGAATTTTCGGCCTTAACTCTTTCCCAGTCTGTGATATTCATTCTGTTAGCCATAATGAACTCCTTTTTATTTGTTAGACAAAATTTCAGGCATAAAAATAGGGGCAAATAGCCCCTTTATAATAATTCTTCAATAATTATGTTATTATTGTTCTAAGTGCTTTTTGATCACTTCAATCGCATCCTTCTTGTTCTTCACAGGCTCTTCTGTGAGAGAACATGCGTATGAGCGCAATTCAGGCCAGCTCATATTTTCAATATCAACACTTTCTTCTTCTTTTTCCGACTCTACTACTTCCTCATGCTTTTCTTCAACTTTGAGTTCTTCCAAACCGGCTTCTAAATATTTTCGACGAATCTTTTCGTCTTTAGCGAAGAAATGTGTTGCATAAGAAGGAACATTTGCGTTTGGATCAAAAAACCTAGGGTTCTTATAGTGAACCACTCCATCAAAATTAGGGGTATCTTCAGGAGAACAAAATGTTACAAGTTGTTTCTTCAGATTCATTATCCACCTTCACAAAGTTAAAAAGGGGGCCTTTCGACCCCCATGTCATACACTAGGTTAACCTGCGACCTTGATCAGTACGCCCGGACCAAGTTTGACATCGTGCATTGCGAAGGACCAGTTGGCACCGGTACCCAGAGCAGCATCGTCCGGGTTGACGGTAGCACCAGTGTAGCTGAAGCCTTTAACGCGCGGGTTGAAGGCATACTCACCTTGAATAGTCATGACGATGTTTTCCAGACCAAGAGTCATGTCGGAAGTGATGAACTGGTCTTCGGATTGGGTTACAACCAGAGCGTCATCAGTCAGACCAAGTACTTTGTAGGCGTCTACACCGACATCAACACCGTCAGTCTCAATCAGAGCCGGGGAGTCGGTTACAATGATCGGACGGTTGAAGCTACCCGGTACACCACCATAGATAACGGTGTCAGCAACGTTAGTAATCTTGTCGAGTACTTGAGACTCGACCAGATCATAGAACGTTGCGGAGTGCATTACCCATGCGCGTACACGGTTGGCCTTATCACCCATCAGCTTCAGGGCACGAGTCAGGTACTCGGTGCGCAGCTTAGGATCGGTTTCGCCGGTAGCGTCGTAAACGGTAGCCGGATTAGACTCGATACAAGCCACACCAGCCAGAATAGTGGTATTCAGCCAGTCAGCAGCAACGTCTTCAGCAACTTGACGACCGTAGAAATAGGAGAACATACGAGGATCTTCGCCGATTTTTTTCCATTGGTCGATGGTGTTGCTGTTAGGACCAATCCGACGGTTTACTTTCGGAGAGATCAGCTCGCCTTGGTCCATTTTGTTCGGGGTTACGGAAGCGGTAGAAGTAATATCACGGTGAGATACAGTGCCACCAGTGATTTTCTTCATGAAGGATTGCTTCTCGAAGTCACCCTTCAGTGCTGTGGTTACCAGACGGATAGCACCGTTGGAACCAGCATTGAAAACGTTAGTGTTTTGTTGAAGAACTTCATCCATACCGGAGAAGAACTCGCGGTCATAAATTACAAAATCAGTTTTAGTACCAATAGCCATAGTCTTATCCTCTTGCTATCTAATGTTAATTGCCTTTGATTTAAATTTAGCGCCCATCTCGGGCAACTCACAAAAGAAGCAGAGGATAAGACCCCCTGCTATTCGTAAGTTCATACCGGAAGTTTGTGGAATTCATCCCATCCATATTCATCAACAAACGCCCTGACCTCATCTTCTGTCATTTCACCCCTACGTTTTGTAGGAATCGCTTTCCTGCCGTTAGTCGGCGCAGGACGAGTTCCACCACCACTTTGACCCCGACCACGGAATGCTGCACCAAACACCTCATCTTCTTTCAGTGTTGCAACATATTCCTCAACGGTCATATATTCACCCTTACTGTTAAACATAGGGCTACCGTCGGAGTCAACAACTCGGGCAACCAATGTACCGTCTTCGTTCTCCATCAGTTTTACACGAGATTCTACGTGTGGACGGAGAAGAGGTTCGATACCCTCGTTTTTCGCAATTGCACTCGTTACATCACGCTGGATTAATGTTTTCTCCATGCTTGAACGCAACGATTCAATTTGCGCTTGATATTCTTTTTCTTTCTGCTGGAACTGCGAAGTAAGGGTTTCTTTCAGCTTGTTGAAATCCTGCTTACGTTCCAGTTCTTGCAGTTTTCGCCGTTCTTCTTTCTCCCTGATTTCTCGAAGTTCTTCGGGAGTGAATCCGGCCTTTTCAAATTCCTTAGCTTTCAGACGGTATTCTTTAGCTTCACGATTTGCTTTAGCTAAAGCTGCCCGCATTCGTTCGGCTTCCTCTTGGAGAGCCTTGAATTGCTCCGGATCAAATTCTTCGTTTTGACCCTCAACAGCACCATCTTCGGTGTCTTTCATTTCTTCGTTTTCTTCGTTCAGCATCTCGCTGTTTTGTTCGTAAGACATCTCGTCTCCTTAATTTGTTGGTTGATTTGGTTGCTTACTATTATGTATGACAAGTTATATTACAATGTTTCACCTAAATTATTATCAATTTCTTCAATATTTAGGTTATTTACGCCATCAGATATAATTCCGCGACGTTTAAGCTCCGCAATAAGGTCTTGTTCAGACAGTCCGAGTTTAATCAGAGAATCAATCGGGTTTGGATCATCGTTAATGCTGAATTCATCAGCAATTCGCACACGAACACCAGAAGCATCAACACCTATCCATTTACCGGCGTATTCATATGCGTTTTCAAGAGCTCTCTCAAGGTTATCAATCATTGTCTGAATAACAGACATTGATTCTGTGCGGTCTGTTTGTCGAGAGTAGGATGTTTGTCTTGACACACTACGAGTGTCGAGAAGGTCGGCACCAGCACGATACATTTGCTCTTCAATGCGGTTGAGGTCGTCTTCACCGGCACCAATTGCTGCACCGGAGTGTTCAACGTATTTAATTTCAGCATTTTCTTTTGACGTACAAATACCACGATGCGGACCAAACGTTGTTGACGCTAATTCCCCCTCTTCAAACCCGCGAGCAAAGAATATGGGCACACGAGCTACATGAAGAATATTTGCTTGGTCACTAGAACTTTGCCAATGCCGCAAATTGAGCCAAGCTAAATCTTCCAATGGACACTTAGAAGTCAGGAAACCTGTTTTCTCCCCGTATGCTGTCACAAGAGGAATTTCACCGAGAGTAAATGGTATATCTTCACCATCGCGGATAGCATCGCCGTCATCAGAAAATCTGTATATTTCAACGTGATCTGGATAGAAAACACGAACACGGTACACTTCGATGTCAGTGTAATCGTCGTAAGGTTCTACAATTAACTCTTGAATCCTGATCTGTTCTAGGATACTTGCTCCACCTACCTGTTTAGCCCTCCATCCAATAAGGTCTACAGGGTCAATTATTGTGAAATACGGGCGAATTTGCAGAGCACGTTCATCTGCAACGGTTAGGTTGTGCGTGTAGCTCGGATAATCAACAATACCATGAGCCTTACCAAACCGAAGCTGATGCACCATCATGTCATATGCTACTTCGGTGATACTTCTGCCTTCAGCGTCAAAGTGGTGTTCTAAATACTCAAGCTCTTTAGGTACGTTCTCAACAACAACATCCTTCAGGAACGCCTGACCAGCAAGTCGCTGTATTGTTGATTTGAATGCATTATACAAGAACGTACGCTGTAAACGCGCCTTATAAGCTTTGTCGCTTTCACCTTCCTCTTGTGGTAGGTAACGCTTACCGGCACGCCTCATCGCCTCTGTGCCGCCCCACAGCGTCATAGGGAGGTGCCAATGATGCGACATGCGTATATATTCAATACAAGGCTGACCGGGACCTGTGTATGCTGTAGATGGAGAACTTTTGGCTATCACTTGTGTTGACATATCCATTCCTAATGTGTTACACTTGTTATGTAAGACAAGTTATACCCTAATTCATCACGTAATGTGACAGATTAGTTTTTAACTTGTCAAACATATTGTAGGTCCGAGGCACCTTTAAGTAGTTGGTCTGGTCCGTGCCAGAACCTCAAGAAAGCGGAACCCGTGGAGATGCTCATTCACGTTAAACACGAGCCGTTTGCGTATCGTTAACGTACTCAATTAGTGCGCCTTCGAGGCGGGCGGCCAGAACCCAAGCACGGGACATGGCATAAACAGGGGTTAATTGGGTAATTTTTATTCAGTTCGGTAAACCCACCGAAGTACGAGTTGTGAAGGTGGGCTAGGGGGTTTAGGGGTCCCCGCTGCACCGGAGTGTGACGTGCTCCAAGCCTGCATTGACCGAATAACCAATTTGCAGGTAATGACGCCCTGATAAACACTGATTGATGATAAGTGCTAATATACTATGAATTCTATATATTGATTATATATGAATTCTACAAAAATAGAGGCGCCGAGGGCTTACCACCCAAATTCGCCTCTAAATGACAACTATTGTCTGAAGAAAGTAGGTGTTGACAAGGGAGTGAAGTTATGTTAGTATCAGTAGAACTTCCAATAAGCGTGGTGAATAATGCTTAAAATATATTGCGATGGAGCTTGTCAGGTTCATAAGGGTGGTAAAGCTGGTTGGGCTGTGGTAATGTCAAATGGTGTTGAGATTGGTGGGTATCTCACGAAGAGTACGAGTAACAGGGCGGAACTCACAGCAGTATTGATGGCCATAGAATGGTGCATAGCTCACAACGAAAAAGGTGTTATTTACAGCGACAGCACTTACGTAGTAAAAGGTTTGAATCAGTGGTGTAAGAAGTGGTCTAGGAACGGTTGGACAAGCAAAGGATCACTCAAGAACAAAGACATTTGGGAATATCTCTACCCAAGGTTCCTCAAAAGCGGGTGTTCAGTTAAGTGGGTTAAGGGCCATAACGGAAACTGGGGTAACGAGAAAGCAGATAGACTTGCTGGTGAGTGTATGGTGACCCAAAAAAGATTTTATAAAGGGCTTGACAACGAAGAAAATGTGTGATTTAATACACTCACACTAACGGAATGTAGCTCAAGTGATAGAGCACGCGGTTTGGGGCCGTGAGGTTTCAGGTTCGAGTCCTGACATTCCGACCAGTTTTGTGCTTGGAAGGGAGGCTGCATCACCGACCTACCTATAGCACACCCAGTAGGGCAGCATACTGGGAACCCGGACCCAGCAGCGGGTTATCTGCTGGGCATCTGAGAGTGGTCTTGTGATCCGTTGGGGGTGACGGAAGCGTTGGGCGGATGCGGCACAGCGGCCCAGCGGACCGATAAGCAAGACCACTCCCAGATGCGGTGAATGCGCAGGCTGATGCGCGGGGCGACACGACAGCGAAAGCTGCCCCTTAATGTGTTAGCTTGGGAGACGGAACAGCGCAGCCGTCATGCCGGAGATCAGCACCGGTCACCGCACACAATCCCTGGACCAGCGAGGGTAATCAGCTGGGTATCATAAATGGTTCTGACTGTTTGATTGTGGATGCGCGGTCAACAGAAC